CATGAGTATCCTAAGGCGTTAAAAAAGATTAAAACAATATTTGACTGGAAACAATATCCAGATGATTTTAAAGAAAAATGGTATGCGTATATTGATAGAGAATTTGCTAGGCGCCACGAAGGCTATTGGTTCACTAATAAAGGTAAAGCTACTTATATTACTGGTACTCATTACATGTACCTGCAGTGGTCCAAGATTGATGTTGGGCAAGCAGATTTTAGGGAAGCAAACAGATTATTCTTTATATTCTGGGAAGCTTGTAAAGCAGATAAACGTTGCTACGGAATGTGCTACCTCAAAAACAGACGGTCTGGTTTTTCATTCATGGCATCAGGCGAAACTGTCAACCTTGCCACTATCTCTAGTGATGCTAGATACGGTGTCTTATCAAAGTCAGGGGCTGATGCGAAGAAAATGTTTACCGATAAAATCGTACCAATTTCCGTCAACTATCCATTTTTCTTCAAACCGATTCAAGATGGTATGGATCGACCCAAAACAGAACTTGCATACAGAGTTCCAGCTAGTAGATTTACAAGACGTAAACTAGATAGCAACGAACAACTTGAAGAATTAGAAGGATTAGATACAACTATTGACTGGAAAAACACTGGAGACAACAGTTATGATGGTGAAAAGTTAAAACTACTTGTGCACGATGAATCTGGTAAGTGGGAAAAACCTGACAATATATTAAATAACTGGAGGGTTACAAAAACTTGTTTACGATTAGGTTCTAGAATTATAGGTAAGTGTATGATGGGATCAACGTCAAATGCTTTAGATAAAGGAGGTAGAAATTATAAAAAATTATATGATGACTCAGACGTTACCAGAAGAAACCGCAATGGGCAGACTAGCTCGGGATTATATAGCTTGTTCATACCTATGGAGTGGAATTACGAAGGATACATCGATTCTTATGGCTTACCTGTCTTTGAGACACCGCAAAAACCTAAAAAAGGGCCAGATGGTTTCCCCATTGAAATCGGTGTTATCGAACACTGGGAAAATGAAGTAGATGGCCTTAAGAATGATCCTGATGCACTTAATGAACTATATAGACAGTTTCCACGTACTGAAAAACATGCGTTTAGAGATGAAACTAAACAATCTTTGTTTAATTTAACAAAAATATACGAACAAATAGATTATAATGAAGATTTAAAACACTCTACTATTATAACACAGGGTAATTTTCAGTGGGTAGATGGAATTAAAGATACAAGCGTTATGTTTGTTCCAAGTAAACAAGGTAGATTTTTTGTTTCATGGGTTCCTAACGAAAGCCAACAAAATAAAATTATTATCAAAAATGGTGTAAAATACCCTGCAAATGAACATATGGGCGCTTTTGGTTGTGACTCATATGATATATCAGGAACAGTAGATGGTAGAGGATCTAAAGGATCACTTCATGGGTTAACAAAGTTTACAATGGACGATTGTCCACCTAATTTATTCTTTTTAGAATATATATCAAGACCACAAACCGCAGAAATATTTTTTGAAGATGTTCTTATGGCTTGTGTTTTTTATGGGATGCCACTTCTTGCTGAAAACAATAAACCAAGGTTGTTATATCATTTTAAAAGAAGAGGTTATAGAGGTTACTCTATGAACAGGCCTGATAAAACAATGTATAAATTATCTGTTGCTGAAAAAGAAATAGGTGGAATACCTAATTCAAGTGAAGATGTTAAACAAGCTCACGCGGCTGCTATTGAAGCTTATATAGAAATGTTTGTTGGTTATAACAATGAGCAATATGGGACAATGTACTTTCAAAGAACATTAGAAGATTGGGCGGCGTTTGATATAAACAATAGAACAAAACACGATGCATCTATAAGCTCTGGTTTAGCTATCATGGCTTGTAATAAAAACAAATATAGACCCATACCTGAAACTGTAAGACAACCTGTTAATTTAAGTTTTGCAAAATATAATAACAAAGGTAGAGAATCAAAAATAATTAATTAGATGAAATTAAACACTGGTGTTAATAGTGCGTTTCCTGATCAGATGGTATCTGAAGAGGAAAAGAGAAGTTTAGAATATGGGTTATTAGTAGGACAAGCCATTGAGTATGAATGGTTTAGAGGTGGTAGAGTTAATGGTAGTAGATGGAATACAGGTTACCAAAATTTTCATAATCTTAGGTTATATGCTAGAGGAGAGCAAAACGTACAAAAATATAAAGATGAATTATCTATAAACGGTGATTTATCTTATTTAAATTTAGATTGGAAACCAGTTCCTATTATACCTAAATTTGTAGATATAGTAGTAAATGGTATGGCTGCTAAAGAGTATCAAATAAATGCTTACGCACAAGATCCTTTTTCTCAACAACAACGAACAAACTACGCCGCAACGATAATGAGAGATATGGCAGCAAAACCACTGTTGCAAGAAATAAAACAAAAATTAGGTGCTGACTTGTTTTCAACATCAAACCCAGAAGCATTACCTCAGTCAAAAGAAGAATTAGAAGTCCACATGCAACTAAATTACAAACAGTCTGTAGAAATTGCTGAAGAAGAAGTAATAAATAATGTTTTAGCTTTTAATAAATATCAATTAACACAAAAAAGAGTTATAGAAGATATAGTAACTATAGGTATTGGAGCTTTAAAAACTAGTTTTAATAAATCTGAAGGTGTTGTTGTTGATTATGTTGATCCTGCTAATTTAGTGTATTCATATACTAATGATCCTAATTTTGAAGATATATATTATGTAGGTGAAATAAAGTCTATGACTTTAGCTGAAATAAAGAAAAAATTTCCATATTTAACAGATCAAGAATTAGAAAAAATGGTTAAATACCCAGGAAGAGATGGGTATATAGCTAATCCTAATTATGACAATGATTTAGTTCAGATATTATTTTTTGAATATAAAACATATATAGATCAAGTATTTAAAATAAAACAAACAGAACAAGGTTTAGAAAAAACATTAGAAAAACCTGACTTCTTTAATCCGCCACCAAGTGATAATTTTGATAGAGTATCAAGATCTATAGAGGTTTTGTTTAGTGGCGCTAAAGTTATGGGTGTTCCACAAATGCTTGAGTGGAAGCTTGCAGAAAACATGACAAGACCTAACAGTGATTTAACAAAGGTTAATATGAATTATGCTATATGTGCACCTAATTTATATCAAGGCCGTATAGAATCACTTGTTAGTAGAATAACTGGTTTCGCTGATATGATACAATTAACATCGTTAAAATTACAACAAGTAATTCAACGTATGGTTCCAGATGGGGTTTTTGTAGATGTAGATGGTTTAGCAGAAGTTGATTTAGGTAATGGCACCAACTATAATCCACAAGAAGCTTTAAATATGTATTTTCAGACTGGTAGTATAGTCGGTAGATCATTAACACAAGATGGTGATCCTAATAGGGGTAAGGTACCTATTCAGGAATTACAAACATCTAGTGCAAACGGAAAAATAGCATCACTTGTAAATACATATCAGTATTATTTACAAATGATAAGAGACGTAACAGGTCTTAATGAAGCACGAGATGGCAGTTTACCAGACAGAGACGCTTTAGTCGGATTGCAAAAAATGGCTGCCAATGCTTCAAATATCGCTACTAAACATATTTTAGATGCTAGCTTGTATTTAACATTAAGAGTTTGTGAAAATATTTCTTTGAGAGTTGCTGATATGATGCAGTTTGCTTTAACTAGCAATGCTTTAACTTCTAGTATTGGTAAATTTAATGTAGCAACTTTAGCTGAAATAAGTAAACTGCATTTATATGATTTTGGTTTATATTTAGATTTAGAACCAGAAGAAGAAGAAAAAGCTATGTTAGAACAAAACATACAAGTTGCTTTGCAGTCTGGTCAAATATATTTAGAAGATGCTATAGATATTAGAGAAATTAAAAATTCAGCTTTAGCAAATCAAGTATTAAAATATAGAAGAATACAAAAACAACAACAAGATCAACAAGCTCAGCAAGCGCAAATACAAGCTCAAGCTCAAGCTAACATGCAGCAGTCAGAGCAAGCGGCTTTAAATGAAGTACAAAAACAAGAAGCTTTAGCTCAAACAGAAATACAAATTGAACAAGCTAAGTCTCAATTTGAAATACAAAGAATGGAGCAAGAGGCGTTAATTAAAAAACAATTAATGGCTGAAGAATTTCAATATCAATTACAATTAGCTCAAGCTAAAATAAATACCGATAGACAAAAAGAACAATTTATAGAAGATCGTAAAGATAAAAGAACTAAAATACAAGCAACGCAGCAATCAAAAATGATTGAGCAACGTCAAAACGACTTGTTACCTACAGATTTTGAATCAGCAGGTATGGATAATTTAGGCGGATTTGGTTTAGAGCAGTTTGAACCGCAATAAACTATTTATTAATTTTTATTATATTATATTATGTCAGAAGAAGTAAAACAAGAAGGTACTTTTAAAATTAAAAGTAAACCCAAACAATTAATTAAAAAAGACAACGTTATTAAAGTTGATCTTTCTAAAAAAGAAGAAAAAGATGCCGTTCAAGTCGGAGAAACAAAGGAGGTGGCTGTGGAAGAACAAACCGGAAATAGCCCTCAAGTGGACCAACAAGTATCAGAGTCCAGCGAAGTTCTTGAAGATAAACAAGAGCAACCAACAATTCAAGAAATTGTAGAAGAAAAACCTATTGAAGAGAAAGTTGAAGAAGAAATACAAGAAATAGGTGAAAAAATTGAACAAAAAGTTATTGCTCCTACTCCAGAAGAGTCAAGAGAAATAGCTAAGCTACCAGAAAACATAGAAAAAGTTGTAGACTTTATGAAAGAAACTGGTGGAACATTAGAAGATTATGTAAGATTAAATGCTGATTATTCTAATGTAGACAACGATACTCTTTTAAGAGAGTATTATAAACAAGCCAAATCACACTTAGATTCAAGTGAAATTAACTTTATGATTGAAGATAATTTTTCATATGATGAAGAAGTGGACGAGGAGCGTGAGATTCGTAAAAAGAAACTTGCGTATAAAGAAGAGGTTGCTAAAGCCCGAAAGCATTTAGATGGTTTAAAAAGTCAATACTACGAGGAAATCAAGTTGAGACCTGGTGTGACGCAAGACCAACAAAAAGCAATGGACTTTTTCAATCGCTATAATGAAGAGCAAAACACAGCTCAACAACAACATGAGGACTTTAAGTCTAATACTAAAAACTATTTTACTAATGAATTCAAAGGTTTTGATTTTCAAGTTGGTGAAAAAAAATTTAGATACGGAGTTAAAAACCCTAATGAAGTTGCAGATAAACAATCGAATATTACAAACACAATTAAGAAGTTCTTAGATGACAAAGGTAATGTAAAAGATGTTAAAGGTTATCACAAAGCTATGTATGCCGCTGACAATGTTGACAAAATTGCACAACATTTTTATGAGCAAGGTAAATCCGATGCTACTAAAAATTTAGTTGCAAAATCTAAAAACATAACAGAAGATGTAAGGCCTTCGCCTACAGGAGATGTATTTGTTGGAGGATTAAAAGTTAAATCAATCAGTGGTCTTGATTCTTCAAAACTGAAGATTAAAACAAGAAAATTTAACTAAAAACAAAATTAATTATTATGGGACAAATTACTCCTGTGTTTGGAAGTATTATACCTTCTCAACAACAATTAGCGCTACAAGGAAACTATTTAGCGTTTAATACTGGTGGTGCAAATGACTTTATCCAGCAGTATCTACCTGAAGTTTACGAACAAGAGGTAGAAAGATATGGAAACAGAACTTTAAACGGTTTCCTTAGAATGGTTGGCGCTGAAATGCCAATGACATCTGATCAAGTTATTTGGTCAGAACAAAATAGATTACACGTTTCTTATGAAAATGTAGCTCAAACTGGTGGTGCAGGTGTTGCACAATTAGAATTTGCTTTAGGTGGTAACCCAGCTGTATCAAATGCTATTTTTCCAAATGATACAATTGTTGTAATGAACCCATCTACTGGTGTTACACTAAAAGGTGTGGTAAGAACAAGTTTACCAGGTGGTATTGGACAAAGAGTTATTGCTTATCCATTTACTGCAGCTAACTGGGATGCTTTAGGAGTTGGAGCTACAAACCTTAAAATGTTTGTTTACGGTTCTATCTTTGCTAAAGGAACTGTTGGACCTGTAGATAATGGCTTAGGTGCTGGATCTTACAAGTCTATTCAACCTTCATTTACTCAATATTCTAACAACCCAATTATCATAAAAGATTCATTCCAAATCAATGGTTCTGATATGGCACAAATTGGATGGGTAGAAGTTGCTACAGAAGATGGAACATCAGGATACTTATGGTATCTAAAGTCTGAGTCTGAAACAAGACTAAGATTTGATGACTACTTAGAAATGGCAATGGTTGAAGGTGAATTAGCTACTGGAGCTGGTGGACAAAGTTTTGCTGCTCAACAAGCTAACATCCAAGGATTTGGTGGTGGTATCAACGCTTACGGTACTGAAGGTTTATTTGCTGCTATCCAATCAAGAGGTAACATCATGTCTGGCTTTTCTGCTGGAACTGGTTTATCTGACTTTGATCAAGTTCTTAAAAATCTAGATACTCAAGGAGCTATTGAAGAAAACATGCTTTTCTTAAACAGAGGTCTTGATTTAGATTTTGATGATATGCTAGGTCAAATTTCAGGTGGAGCTGTAGGTGGAACTGCTTATGGTTTATTTGAAAACTCTGAGGATATGGCTTTAAATTTAGGTTTCTCTGGTTTTAGAAGAGGTTCTTATGACTTCTACAAAACTAGCTGGAAATACTTAAATGACGCTTCTACAAGAGGTGGTGTAGCGGTAAGTGGAATTGAAGGTGTATTAATTCCTGCTGGAACTTCAACTGTTTATGACCAACAATTAGGTACAAACATAAGAAGACCATTCTTACACGTTAGATATAGAGCTTCACAAACAGAAGACAGAAGATACAAAAACTGGATCACAGGATCTGCTGGTGGTGCTTACACTACTAACTTAGATGCTATGCAAGTTAACTGGTTATCTGAAAGATGTTTGGTTACTCAAGCTGCGAATAATTTCGTATTATTCCAAAACTAAGATTGCTTTAAAGTTTATCTCCGTCTTCGGGCGGAGATACTCTTTATTTTATTAATTATATTATATTATATCATGTCAAAGACAAAAGAAATAAAAGCCCCAAAATGGGAGATTAAAGATAGAAGATACTATCTACTAAACGGTGCAGAACCGTTAACACATACTTTAGGATCAAAAAATTCTAGACGTTCACCTTTAATGTGGTTTGACGAAGAAACTAAAACACAAAGAGAATTAAGATATGCTACTAATCAAAACTCACCTTTTGTAGACGAACAAAAAGGAGAAGTTATATTAGGTCATGTTATATTTGAAGATGGTGTTTTAGCTGT